TATACTTGATTTTTCTAAACTTATATCTGATGCGATCATCGGTATGTTAATTATATCAATGCAGGAGATAGTATTCACATTAAGAGATTCAGCTATTGCTTGGATAATACAATCTATATCAGATTCTACAGGTGATCAACCATGGGTTAAATGTCTTCCATTTATGGATCTAGTTACTATACTTAAACGCTACATACATGATTATGGATTCTTAAATAAGTTATTTGGAATGATATCAGGACATATAGGTCAAAAGTTTGGTAAGTTGCAGGCAGCACACGAATCAGAGTTTCCAAAAAATGTAAAGTTACTTGAATTTATGAAGTGGTTAAGAAACATTCTAATAAAAATGAAAAACGCAGCTATATCATGGGAATTTTGTGTAGACTTAGGTATGGATACAACTATAGATGATGATTCAGATGATAATTCGGAAAGTACGATAAATAACTTCCTAGATAATTTAATCAACCAATCATTAAATAATAAGAATAGTATGCCAAATAAATTAAACAATTTAATTACTGATGATAATACTATACTAACTAATACAGATGCAGATACTAATGTAGATAATAATTCTAGTTTAAATAATTCATTTAGACCACCATCAAATAATGAGGTGAACGCGTTCTTACGTAGATATATGGGGATGAGTCAGGATATGGCAGATCAGTTAACAGGTTTTTCAAACAGAGGTGATAATATACATGGTTCTCAAACAAACAACCCACACTCAGTTAATAATGATTGTGGTTACATAATGAGTCCAACTGATATTAAGTCCACAATTATAGATATAATACAACGGAATAGGTTAGGATAATGATTACACTTAATAAGTTATTTAAAGTTAATAAAATTAACACAAATACAAATGATACATTAGGGTTCTATGGTCAAGATGCTAATGTTAATGATCCTGGATTTAAGTTTAATAGACCGAGACAAGTTAGAGTTAACCATAGATCTTCAAGTACAGTCGAATTCCACGACCCAGATTATGATCTTTCAACAATATCTAATGCAGTTCAATTAGATGGAATCCTAAATAGATCAGTTAATATATACGTAGAACAAGTATTGAAAAATGGTGTTGAAGTTGTTAGTCTTAGTGAACGATTACAGAAACATTATAAGAATCGTAAAAGAGAAATTGAATTTGGAACTAATATTCCATTTACAGAAACGATAAGAACTATAACAAATCAACTAGTAACATATGCTAATGCATATGTTATTAAAGTCCGTGGTAAGTCAAAAAATGCATCAGAGTATCGATTATATAATAGAACAGTTAAACCAATTATTGGTTTATTCGTTGCTGATGCAACTACTATGAGGATAGGTCTTAATAAGTCCGGGAAAATAACACATTATAAACAAATAGTTAACGGTATAGAAAAAGAATATCAATTAGATGACATAATACATCTAACATATAATAAGATTCCTGGTACTTTATGTGGGCGTTCACCAATCATATCTGTATTAGATGACGTAAGAGCACTTCGTAAGTTAGAAGAAGAAATCGAAATACTCGGTTTCCAATATGCTATCCCATTATACTTATATACAGTTGGAACCGATAATCATCCGGCGGCCCCAGGTGAAGTAGACGCAGTAACTGCAAGTGTTAATAATATGAGTACATATGGTATTATAGTTGGTCCTCATACACATGATATTAAATCAGTAACTAATGATAATGATCCAGTAGATGTAATGAAATTCGTTGCTCACTTTAAACAACGTATATTAGCTGGTTTAGGGATATCTCCAGTAGCAATGGGTGAAAGCAATACTTCAAATCGAAATACATCACAAGTAGCAGATATGGCTATGCAAAACATAACAAAAATATATCAATCGATTATAACTAATAAACTCAATCAAGAGTTTCTAAAAGAATTGATAATGGATGGCGGTATGAGTCCTGAAAAATTCGAGTTAGAATTAAGATTTCCTGAAATTGACATGGAATCACAGATCAAAAAAGAAACACATATATTACAGAAATATCAAAGTAACGTGATTACTTTGGCTGAAGCTAGACTTGCAATGGATGTTGAAACTAAAATTGATGAACAAGATCTATATATTAATAATGTACAGATCCCATTAGCTGAGGCAGAAGCAGGTATTCAGGCAGACGCGGATATTAAAGTTGCTAAAGTACAAGGTAAAATACAAGAGAAGTTGGTTAAGATAGGCGCAACAAATAATACACCTAGTGGTGTAAGTACTAAAACTGGTGGAAGAAGTAAAAGTTCTGGAACATCTATTAAGAAAACACAGAAAGCCGCAACCAATAGTGTCACAGCTAAAAATAGTCCTACAAACCAACATGGTACATCTACACGACCCAAATATACGAAAGATTACTTAAATGATTCAATAAAATATATAGAATTAATAGATTCCGTTTTTCTTAGTAAAGGTGGTCATAAGTCTAAATTAAACATAGACATGATGACCAAAAAGTCATCATATAATATAAAAGCTGCTATAAATAAACAGGTTGAGTATACTATTAAAGAATATAAAGATTACTATCATTATGAAGATGATATTGATTCTAAATTAGTTACTAAAGAAATACATGAATATGTTATGATAAGAATAACAGACAAAATCAATAGATTTAGTAATATGGATAATACCGAATATAATAATACTCATAAATATGTTATGAATATGATTGCTGAAGATATAATGTGTGAAGATAAAATAAATAATATGGTTAAATCTTTAATAGTTAAAACAACTAATAAAAAACATATACTATGTGATGCAAGTGATTGTGAATATCACTCAACTGTAAAAGTTGATATCAATGACATAAATGTGAATTCAATTCCACCATTTAAATATGGATGTAAATGCGTTATAAGGAGTGAAGATGTCTAATATAGATAATTATATATCAAATTTAAGTTCAATAACTATAAAGATTAATGCTACTCATCTTAACTATGTTAATGGGAACGCAGTTCTTTATACAACTAATGCAGCAAAAAACGGTGCATCATCTTGGTTAACTCAATATGCAAAACCACAATTATTATATCATGATAAACATAGAGATCCAGTAGGTAGAGTTATTGATTTCAAAATAATGGATCAGTCATCGGATATAAACGAACCACAAGATTATGTTGAGTTAGATGTTAAGATATCAGATCCAGACGCAATAGCAAAAGTAATAAAAGGATTGTATTATACGTGCAGTGTTGGTAGTTCAACTACACGTGTACGTTGTAGTGCATGTAACCAAATATTAACTGAAGATGGTTTATGTGAACATGAAAAAGGTTCAATTGAAAATGGTCAGTTAGTATATTGGATAATAGATGAAATATCGTATGATGAGAACTCGTTTGTTAATAATCCAGCGGATCCTTATTCAAGAATAAAAAATATAGATATTGGTAATGGTTATATACCATATAAAGATTTCCTGGACCACCGGGAAAGCTTAATCAACGAATTAATCGTGGAGGATGAAATGAAATATAGTAACAAATTGTCTGCTGGCGCCAGAGCAAAACTTCCAGATAGTGCATTCTGCGGTCCAGAACGAAGTTTCCCAGGCATTGATGAAAATCATATACGTGAAGGTCTTAAACTTATTGATGCTTCTGGATTCTCGGATGACACCAAAGCAAAAATCAAAGCGGCTTTATATAGAAAAGGTAAACAGTTTGGTGTAGTTCCATCTAATGATGAATTAACTGCTAAACCTAATCTACTTACTTTCCGTATAGATGATAATTTTACTGAAGATGAAGTAACTGATGTTGCTGAATACTTCTTGGAAAACCCTGAAGCTGATGTACCTAATACATCGGATGCACCGGATACACAAACTGATGGAAATGACACTCAAGTAACACTTGAGGACGTTCAAGCAAAATTAGTCAAGCTTGAGAAGACATTATCTGATAAAGATGATGAACTTCAGAAAAAAATTAAAAAAGTTAGCGATTTAACAGATGCATTATCTGATAAAGATGCTATACTAAATAGTAAGGAAGATGAAATCAATAAATTACTTGATGATACTTTTCGTTTAGACAACAAGTATAAGCAATCAATTATTGATAACATAATTGATCTTAGTGGCAAATCTGAGAAATCAGAAACATTATATGAAAAATATAATGCACGTCAAATTGATAGTTTAGTCGATACTATTAATGATTTAAGAGACAACATCGACATAACAAATGAACGAGTTGAAGATCCAACAACAACAAGTTCAGATGATAACGAAGATAATACTTCAAGTGAGGATACGACTCAGAATTACTCTGACGATATCTCTCGCTATTTCCTAAAAAATAACGGAGGAAAATAATGGCTATTAATAATTTTCAATTGGGGTTTACTGAACAGTCAACTCATCAGGTACCAATCCGTAATAGACCAGATCGATACAACCAAACTCCTCTTGCTCAAAGAGCACGTTTTGAAGTATCTGAAGGTCAAAGACCAGCTGAGTATTTTGCCCCAGCGAAAGATCTCCCTGTATTACAGAAAGATGTAACTACAGACGATTATATCGTGATGCCAAAAGGTAAAATCGTATCATCTGCTAGATTACTAGCGGGTTCAGCAAACGTATCACAATTTACAACAGGTAGTGGTATATTCGGATTCACAAGTGCAGTAACTGGTAACGCAGTATCTTATAATGAGGATGAATCATATTTCGGTTATGATGAATATATTTCTAATCTTCTTATTCCAGCTAATGGTGGAGCAGCAACTAACCTTTACTATACTGGTAAAGATGTTCTTGCAGGAACATATAAATATGATGGTGTTTTAGCAGCAGATGGCGATATACTGACATCATTGGCTAATGCTCCAATAGGTGTAACATTCCACGACTGGTATCAAGATATCAGAGGAAAATATCTTAACTACAAAATGTGGCCAGACGGTGGACACGTCCTTTGTGACTGGTATGTAGAAGTACCTTTCGTAGTAGAAGATGTGGCTGATTCTGGTGGACAAGTAGCTGGACTTTCTGGTGTGTTCTCAGTTCAGGCAACCGCGGCAGATAATTATGCACGACGTGCAGAGTTTAGTGCCATTTCTGACAAATTCTCATATCTGTCAGTTCAAGGTTCCGATACTTTCCAACCTGGTGTATTTATACAATCAGATGCTATTGGAAACTATAAAATACAAGGTAACTTAACTGCTAATAGAACAGCACAAACAGTTGGAAAACTAGTTGGTATTGATACACGCTATCCTAAATCAGGATTAGAAGATGTATTAACATATCCTGGTAGTAGAATGCCCGGTTCACAAACAGGTGGACTTCCAAGTTTCTTATTTGAATTTATAGTAGCATGTGAAACAGCAGAACAAATAGTCTATGGGACTAATTATATACCTACGATTGAAGATGTATTAAATTATGCTAAATCAGGTAAATATGGAATCGCAAGAATCCAGCTTTCAGTATCTTAATATAGGAGATAATTATTATGAATAGAATGTATATTAAAGACGAAGTTGCATTAAAGAACTTTAAGAAAGCTGAAGATAGAGCAACCCTCAGCGAAGTATATAGTGCGTTTACCAATCGCGGATTAATGTCCGATAATAAAGGTAATGTTAAAGCATTTGAACTAAGAGATTTAATTGCAACACAAGATCTTACAAGATTTATTCCACAGACAGTGGAAATAGTTGTTAGAGAAGCTCTTGAACCTAATCTATTTATTGTAGATAAATTGTTCCAAAAAGTGGATATCCCACGTGGTTCAAGAATTCAAATTGGTGCAGTTGGTGCTATGGAAGCCGGTAGAGTTGGACAGGGTGGTGAATATCCTGAAAGATTCGTAGATTTTGATGGTGGAGATATGGTCGCACTTACTACAGATAAACATGGTTTAAAGATTTCTTTAACAGAAGAAGTTCTTAACGAAAACCTTTTTGATGTAGTAGGGCTCTGGTTACGTGCCGCAGGTCGTGCATTAGCTCGTCACAAAGAACGTACAGCAGCAAAACTTATTAATGCAATGGGTTTTGATATCTTTAATAATGTTAATCCATCACAAGCATATATCGGAACTACAACTGGTAGAGATATCACGGGTAGTGCTAATGCTTCAATGACTGTTAACGATATTTTTGAGATGTATACTTATCTCCTTCACAGAGGATTTAACCCTGATACATTACTTATGCATCCATTAGCATGGAAAACTTTCATGACTGATACAGAAATGCGTGAAATAGTTCTTCAAGGTGCAACAGTAG